TCAAATATGTGGATATGGAAGAGTGATCGCAGGTTTACATTATCCATCAGACTATGAGGCTGGTGTATTACTTGCAAAAAGACTTATGGAGTTTATCGACCATGAGAAGTTTTAGAAAGTTTTGGCTAGAAGCAGATAGTAGAACACCTCGTAAGAAAGGTCAACATAAAGGTAGTTCAAGTCATAGTGACTTATATACTGACGAAGACCCAAGAGGAACAATCCATGGATTAGGATTTAAAGATGCTGCAACAGCTAAAAAAGGAATTAGTATTATTAATAAAGCTGATAGAGAACATGCTCACAAAGTACAAGCAACTTTAGTGATGCAACAAAGAGCAAAAGAAGCTATTAAGAGAACTAAAGACCCAGAAAAGAAAGCGAACTTAACAGCCGCATATAAGATTTGGACAGATCATTTAGAAAAATTGAAAAAGAAAACTAAGGAAATGAATAAATGAGATTTCAAGAATATATAACCGAAGCTAAAAATACTCACATGACACACATTGAGGATTTAGTTTTAGACGGTGGAGTTAAGGGAGCCCGCCAAGCTATCCTCGCGCTTAGATCAATGAGGGATATGTTGAGCGGTAATGTGAAAGCACCAATAGACATTACCACAAAGTGGGACGGGGCTCCCGCCTTATTTGTAGGAACTGATCCAAGTGATGGTCAGTTCTTTGTCGCAAAGAAAGGTATATTTAATAAAAATCCAAAAGTATATAAAAACCATGATGATATAGATGCTGATACATCTGGAGACTTAAATAAAAAATTAAAATTAGCTTTTGATAATCTACAAGGCCTTGGCATTAAAGATGTGATACAAGGTGACTTTATGTTTGAAAAAGGCGACTTGAAAAAGGAGAAGATAAATGGAATTGGACATATTGTTTTCCACCCTAATACTATTGCTTATGCTGTGCCTGAAAAGTCAAACATAGGAAAAGAAATAGCAGCTGCAAAGATAGGTATTGTTTGGCATACTTCTTATTCTGGCTCATCATTTGAAACTATGAAAGCAGAGTTTGGTAGAGATATAGTACCAAAATTAAAAAAGACAAAGAATGTTTGGATGGTTGATGCAACATTAAGAGACCTATCAGGAACAGCAACACTTACCGCAGCAGACACAAAAGAAATTACAGATAAACTATCTTCGGCAGGTAAAATATTCAGAAAGATTCAATCTACTGTATTAAAGGAAATAGAAGATAACAAAGAACTAAATTTAATATTAAATGTATATAATAATTTAATGGTAAGAAAAGGACAAAGAATAACCAATACTGCAAAACATGCTAGTGGTCTTGTCCAATTTGTTACAGATAGATATGCAAAGGAGATAGATAAGCGTTCATCACAGAAGGGTAAAGATGTACAAATATCCAAAAGAGATGAATTATTAAAGTTTTTTAATAGAAAAAATGTAAAAAACCTTAAAAATATCTTCGATTTACAGAATTTAGTTGTGGATAGTAAATTAATTATTATAAATAAACTAAACAAACTATCAAAAATTGATACATTTGTTAAAACAAAATCCGGGTTTAAAGTCACCGGCGTAGAGGGCTTTGTGGCTATAGACCGAATGGAAGGTGGTGCTGTCAAGTTGGTTGACCGTATGGAATTTTCAACTAACAATTTCAGTAAAGATATTATAAAGGGCTGGGATAATCCAGGCTAATGGGATACCGAGGATATACATGGCAATCAAATCGTTTAATGAATATTTAGCGGAGGCTTCAAACGAAGTAACCTTCGTATTTGGGAGATTCAATCCTCCTACTGTTGGGCATGAAAAGCTATTTGACCAATTAAAAAAGATTTCGCGTGGAGGCGTATTTCGTATATACGCATCTAAATCAGAAGACAAGGCAAAGAATCCTTTGCCGTTCAAAGTAAAAATTAAATTCCTTAGAAAGATGTTTCCAAAATATGCCAGAAGTATTATGGCTGATGGTGATATTAGAAATGCACTAGATGTGTGTACAAAATTATATGACCAAGGATTCACAAAAGTAACTATGGTTGCTGGAAGTGATAGAGTAAGAGAGTTTGATGTATTATTAAATAAATACAATGGCGTTAAGTCAAGACATGGTTTCTACAACTTTGAGGATTCAATAAGAGTTGTAAGTGCTGGAGAAAGGGACCCTGATGCTGAAGGAGCAAAAGGTATGTCTGCTTCTAAAATAAGAGCAGCAGTTGCCGCTGGAGACATACAGGCATTCTCAGATGGTACTCCAGAGATTCCAGGCGATTCGCAATTATCTTTATACTATGCAATAAGAAAAGGCATGGGTCTGAAAAAAGAAAGCTTTAGAGAGCATATAGATTTAGGTCCAGTGTCAGAAATAAGAGAAGATTATATCGAAGGAAGTTTATTCCAAGTCGGTAATAATGTTATTATAAAAGAAACACAACAAAAGGGAATAGTAAAGGTATGCGGAAGCAACTATTTGTTAGTAGAACTAAACGAAGGTGGAAGAAAAAGGTGTTGGCTAGACAGCGTGCAGCTAGACGAATATGCAGGGGAGTTCGGGACAAATCAGCTGACCCAGAGATATAAAAAAGATACCCCTGGCCAAATGAAGGAAAAGAAAAGAAAAAGACAACCACAAGACCCAGACATAAAAAGTAGACCAGGTACACAACCAAAAGGTTATTTCGCAAAAGATGCTGAAGGCGACGAAATGGCCAAGTCTACAAAACAAGCAAGAGCAAGACACTTTGAGAAAGGTGCAAAAATGTCAGATGATAATCCAGCTGCATATAAACCAGCACCTGGAGATGCACGAGCAAAAACAAAACCAAGTAAACACTCAAAGAAATTTAAGGATATGTTTGGTGAAGGAGAAGAGATTATGTTATCATTCGAAGATTATAATGTAACAGAAGGTAATGTCAAAGCTGCTTTACAAAAGAAAGCAGATAAAAGTGGAATGCCTTATGGTATATTAAAAAAGGTTTTTGACAGAGGCGTGGCGGCATGGCGAACAGGTCATAGACCAGGTACTAACCCTACACAATGGGGACTAGCAAGAGTTAATTCTTTTGCAACTAAGAGTAAAGGTACCTTCTATGGAGCTGATAAAGACCTAGCTGCTAAAGTATAATGTCAGATTTTAAACTCACTCCCGCGAGAGAGAAAGAGTTAGAAAAGATTGCTAGAGATTTACCTGATAAATCATTTAAAGATTTGTATGGTAAGGACTGGAAGTCAGTAAAGATTGCTACGGCAATGAACATATTAAAAAAGAAATATGGTTTTAAAACAGAGGAAACTAAAATGAAATTTAAAGAAATAAGAGAAAAGGTCCGTGGTGGCAAGTTAGACCCTTTATCTAAAATGGGTGGTAGTAAACTGACTGGCGCGGAAATTAGTAGATATTACAAAGATAATCCAATGGCAAAGAGAGCAGCTAGAGATGCCACAGTTAAGAAAGCTATCGAACTTGCATTGGACTTAGGTGGTTCTATGAACTATGCTATGAAAGAAATAGAAAAGCTCAAAAGAGGATTATCTAAAAATAAAGAAGTTGCAAAAGCATTAAAGTTTGCAAATGAAAGTGTAAATAAAGAGGCTGCTTCTCCAGAGGAGAAAGCTCAATTAGCACTAAAACACGCCAAAGAAAAAGAGCAGTTACAAAAGAAACAGGCTACAGAAAAAGAAAGATTGGCTAATGAAAGTGTAATCTCTGAGGGAACATGGAATATACCTGATAATAGAAGAGAATTGGCCGTATTGGTTGATATGTTAAAAACACCTTATGTTGCAACAACACAAAAAGACATAGATAAGTTTTTAAATATGTTTCCTGTAGGTGATGATTCATTGTACGATGACATAGATGAAGTAATGTATGAAAAAGAAGCTGATGGCTCACTTAAAAGACCTTTAGTAAAAATGAGAAGGTTTAAAAAGGTATTCTTAAATGTTATTGCCGGTGAATCATTGGTAGATGAAAGATGGATTAAAGGTAAAACTGTAGGTAACAAATTTATAATGACTCACCATTCGTTTGGTCCAAATGCTAGCATGGAATCAGTAAAAGAAGCAATGCCAAAGAGAAAATCTGGTAATATTAGAAAAGCTAAAATGATGAAAATGGAAAATATACAGGAAGGATTTTTAGACAGAGCTAATGTAAAAGTTTTAGCTGATGTTCCAGACCCAAAAACAGGTTTACCTATCTTTTTTATAATTCAAGATAGTGATGGGATTAAACTTGTTGTGGACAGAGATGTAACAAAAGGAACTGCAGGTTCTATATCTCGAGGAGAGAAAGTAGGAGATTACGAATTTACAGGATTTGCTGATTACCTAGCCATGAACCCAGGACACTTTAAAAAGTTTTTAAAAGCTATTAAGAAGGTGAGGTTATAATGAAAACATTTTTTGAATTAAGAGAAGGAGTTAAAACATCATTCCCATTCTTTGATAAAAA